TGAACAATCAACAAATGACATACCAGCCAAGTTCACAGGTATTGGCAATGTCTGAGCGTTTGAGTATCGATCCTGCTGAAATGCAAAACATTATAATCAATACCATCATGCCTGCAGGTAAACAGCCAACCAATGAACAATTTACATCGTTCTTAGCTGTTGCTAACGAATATCAATTAAATCCGTTAACGAAAGAAATTTATGCATTCCCTGCTAAGGGTGGCGGAATACAGCCGATAGTTAGTATCGATGGATGGCTAAAAATAATCAATCAACACCGTGATTTTGACGGGTTAGAACATGAAGACATTATTGATCAAGGAAAGTTGATTGCCATCAAATGCAGAATATACCGCAAATCTACCAGTAGACCAGTTGAAGTTGCAGAATACATGGAAGAGTGCCGACAAAACACACCTACTTGGCAAAAATGGCCTGCACGTATGCTGCGACATAAAGCAACAATTCAAGCGGCTCGTTATGCTTTTGGCTTGTCAGGAATAATAGACCCCGATGAGGCTGAGCGATTTGATCAGCAAGGTGTTATCAGTACTGGTGAAAAGGATATAACGCCTGAGAAAAAGCCATATCCATTAGAACAGTTTGAATCTAATTTTGATGTATGGCGTAAAGCTATCGAATCAAGCAAAAAAACGCCTAAAGCCATTATTTCGATGATTGAAACTAAAGGCACTCTAACCCCTGAGCAAAAAGCACTAATTGAGAATATCAAAGTAGGAGAAGAAGCATGATCACATTAACTTTAATTCAAGGCACTGAAGATTGGCATAAAACACGTTTAGAAAACTTTACCGCTAGCGAAGCTCCGGCAATGATGGGTGCATCAAAGTACATGAGTCGTACAGAATTACTAAACCTGAAAAAAACAGGCGTATCAAAGCCTGTAAGTGAATTCACACAGAAGATATTCGATAAAGGACATAAAGCCGAAGAAATGGCTCGCCCTATTATTGAAAAGTTAATTGATGAAGAACTTTACCCGGTAACCGGTTTATTAGAAAACACGCAATTACTCGCCTCTTTCGACGGTTTATCTATGTTAGAGGATATTGCTTTCGAGCATAAGCTTTGGAATGAAGCTTTAGCTGAAAACGTTAAAAACAATGTATTAGAAGCTCATTATTTTTGGCAATTAGAACAGCAATTATTAGTTTCAGGTGCAGAAAAAGTAATCTTTGTTGTTAGTGATGGTACAGAAGAAAACATGGCGCACATGTGGTACGAGTCAGTACCAGAACGTAGAGAAGCATTAATAGCAGGCTGGAAACAATTCGCTAAAGACTTAGCTACACACGAAGTTGTAGCCAAAGAAGAAAAGCTTGTTGCTAATGAAATAGCTGAACTACCAAAACTTGAAGTTTCGCTTGTTGGTAACGTTAGTAATAGCAACTTGGTTGAATACAAAACCACTGCCCTAGCCTTTATTAAATCAATAAACACCGATTTACAAAGCGATCAAGATTTTGTTGATGCTGACAAAGCTGTTAAGTTTTTTACAAAAGGTGAGAAAGAGCTTGAAGCAGTAAAAGAACGAGCATTAAGCGACACTGCAGACATAAAAACTTTATTCGACACCATTGATGAACTTAAAGAAGAAATGCGTCAAAAACGCTTAACGTTAAGTAAATTAGTTAAATCACGTAAGGAAGAAATACGTAGTGAAATAAGCATGAAAGCTAAAGTTGAATTTAGCGATTTACTTATTGCCACCAGTAAAAACTTAAAAGGCATTCAAATTACCCAAGTAAGCGCTGATTTTGACGGTGTAATGAAAGGCAAAAAAACCGTTGAGTCATTACAAAACGCTGTTGATTCTGAAATGGCTAGAGCAAAAATTGAATTGTCTGAAATATCAGAATTAGTACGTAGTAATTTAGATTTGCTTTCAGGTTTAGCTGGTGATCATAAGTTTTTATTTAGTGATTACGCGCATCTTGTTTTTAAAGCCAATGACGACCTAACCAATTTGATTAAGTCTCGTATTACTGAACATGAAGAAGCCGAAAAAGCGAGGTTAGAACAACAACGCGAACAAATGCGTTTAGAAGAAGAGCGCAAGGCGCAAGCTAAAGTTGCAGAAGAAGAGCAGCGCAAAGCGCAAATACTTGAGAACGATCGTTTACTAAAAGAGCGTGAAGCGCAACAAGCAGCAACGGCAAAACATGAAGAAGAACTTCAAGCGCAACGACCTGAGCTTTGCGGTAATGAATTTCCAAGTGATGAACCATTACAGCCATTACCTAACACTACACCAGTAGCAGAGCGTTTAGCTAAGCGTTTTGATAGTACACCATCTGCCGCACCGTCTTTAAGTGGTAGAGCTAAAATGATGGAGCAGCTTAAATTTTGGAAAGACGAGTACGGCGTTCGTGAATCTGAATTTAACGATTTGATGAATATTATTAATCAGCACGCTTACTGCGAAGAAAGTAACGCAGCTTAACTTCCACCTGGTGGCTTCTGTTACTCCGGCAGAAGTCGCCCCCTTACGGGATTAACAACTAAAATTTAACAACAGGAAATACCTATTATGTTTTTTAAAAATTTATTTATATTCGCGTTCACTAGAACGTTTACATACACGCAAGAGCAGCTTGAACAATTATTATCTGATAATGCGTTTACTCCTTGTGGTTCAACTGAAATGGCTCACTTTGGCTTTGTTAATGCGCTTGGTAAGCATAGTAATAGCCTGGTTTATAGCGGTAATGGAAACTTTTTAATTTGCGCACGTAAAGAAGAAAAAATTCTACCTGGCCCAGTTATCAAAGATATGCTTGAAGATAAAATTCAAACGTTAGAAATTGAAGAAGGCCGTGGTGCTACCAAAAAAGAACGCGAACAATTCAAAGAAGATATTATTTTTGAATTATTACCTCGCGCATTTTCACGCATTACCGATACTCATGCTTACATTAGCCCTAAAGATAACATTATTGTTATTAACTCGAGTTCTCGCGGTAAAGCTGAAGATTTACTCGCGTTGCTTAGAAAATCGTTAGGAACACTACCTGTAACAAGTCTTCAACCTGAAACTCAAGCCGACGAAACTATGACTAATTGGCTAGTAGAGAAAAACTTAGGCGATAAGTTTCAACTAGGTATGGAAGCGGAATTTTTTGGTATTGGTGCCGAGTGCGCCATTGCAAGAGTTAAAAACCAAGACTTAGACAGTGAAGAAGTTAAAGCGCATTTAGACGCTGACAAATACGTAACAAAAATAGCGCTTGAGTGGGATGAATCATTATCGTTTGTTTTACATGATGATTTATCGATTAAACGCCTTAAGTTTTACGATGTTATTCAAGAGCAAAACGATGACATTGATAGTAACGATGTACTTGCCAGATTAGATGCTGACTTTATTTTAATGGCTGGTGAATTAAATCGCTTTATCCATGACTTGCTTGGTGAGTTTGGTTTAAAAGCTAGTGATTATATCGAAAGCGAATAGAAATGATGACCGAACAAGAAAAAGTAGCAGCAATTCAAAGTGACACATTAAGTTTATTGCTATGTAACAGAGTTAACGCGCATTTAGATGTTAAGCACAGAGCTATAAAAATAGCTAAATGCGCTAAAGCTGTAAGAGATAGAACAAAAGATAATTTGTTGTATCAAGCTTGCAGGAGCGTAATTTTAGCAACAAGTGGTGGTGCTTACGGTGATGTAATTAAAAGCATTGAACTAACAGAAAATAACTACTGGGTTGAATACACAAAGCATTCAATCGGTTTACAGAATTAAGGTAATACCCATGGCTAACTACTTACAAAAATTATTAAACGCAAAATTACAGCCTTTGCACAGCGCTAAAGATATTCAAGACGAATGGCGAACCCCTGACTTAGAGTTTTTAGGTATTCAAGCAACATTCGCACCATTGCAAAAATTTTACATTGATTTGTTTACTGATGGTGAAATCAATTCAAAGTGTGATCACTTTTTCACGGCAGAAGATAACGCTTTAGCCCAAGATTGGTTTAAGCACTGCAATGAAAACGGTATTGCGCCTTATGGTTTCGCTAACCCTCCTTTTAGCAAGGAATATAAAGGTAGGTTAGACGATGGAACGAGCTGTACAGGTTTACACAAAATAATGAAAAAAGCGTACATGGAAATGAAGTTAGGCTTTTTCTCAGTGTTCTTTGTGCCGTTAAATTTTGAAGCTGGTTGGTTTCCTCATAAAAATTCTGAGTTTCCGGCAAGTGAAGTCCACAAACTAACGGATGGCCGCGTTACTTTTGATGTACCAAATTGGTACAGACAAAATCCTGATGGTAGCAAACCAACTTCTTCACCTGGGGGGATGTGTGTCATTGTTTTTAACCCTCTTCATTCGGGCCCACAAATTGACGATGTAATCAGTCGTGATTATTTACGTGAATTAGGACAACGAATTTTAGATAGTAAGGAAGCAGCATGAAAAACACTTTATTAGATTTAAATAACCACTTGTTTGCACAGTTAGAACGCCTTGGTGATGAAGATTTAACAACTGAAGAATTAGGCGCAGAAATTGAGCGTGGCAAAGCTATTTCACAAATATCAAAAGACGTTGTAAGTAACGCGAGTTTAGTATTGCAAGCTGAAAAGTATCGTGCTGAATATGGTTTATCTGCCGAAAAAATGCCTGGCATGTTAGAGGTGAAAGATGCGATTTAAATATACTGATGAACAATTAAAGTTTATTGCTAACAAGTTTAAAAAAGTTGGCGTTCCTGATGTGACAATTGCTTTTAACGAAAAATTCGGTTTAGAAAAAACTGAAAAACAAATTAAGGCGGCTATTTCAAATCATAAAATTCGTTGTGGCAGAAAAACAGGCGAAATAAAAGGTGGTGTTTCGAAACTATTTACTCACTCACAAGTTGAGTACATCAAAGAGAAATACCAAAATCACAACCCTAAAAAAGTGGCTGAATTATTAAATAAGACGTGTAACGGTTCGTTTACCGAAGCTCAAATAAAAAGCTTTGTACATAACCATGGCATTAATTGCGATAGAACAGGTCATTTTGAAAAAGGCGAACAGCCGTGGAATAAAGGCACCAAAGGGGTAATGAAACCTAACAAAACAAGTTTTAAAAAAGGCGATATTCCACTCAATCACCGTCCTGTTGGTAGTGAGCGCATTACCAGAGATGGTTACCGAGCAATTAAAATTGCAGAGCCTAACAAATGGGAATTATTACAGCGCTATAACTGGGCCAAAGTTCACGGCAATGAAAACATGCCTGACAATTTACGTTTTAAAGATAACGACAAAATGAATTGTGATGTTAGTAATTTAGAGCCAGTTAGCAACCAAGAACACATGGTTCTAAATAATATGGGCTTTAATCAAATGCCTGACGAAGTTAAGCCCGTAGTGCTAACAATCGCCAAGATTGACGTTAAAACTCAAAACTTAAGCAAAGGGAGAGCAGCATAATGTCATTCACAGTAACTAAATCTCAAGCAGAGCTATACCAAGTTCGCTCTAGTAAAGGTAGCCTAGCTTGGGGTGACATAACATTAATTTGTGGTAAAGAGTCCGTCTCTTTCACGGCTACAAGCGATTACGGCACTTTTGATTATCGCTGGACACATTGCGGTGGTGAGCCCAAAGCATTTCTTTGTAAATTGGACTTTCAGTACGCAATGAAAAAATTAACGGGCGGAAAATTATACATTCCTAATCCAAATGGTTACCGCAAAGAAATCAAAGAAAAAATTATTGAAGCTCGCAAAGAAAATTATTTAACCAAAGAACAGGCTAAAACCGCTTGGGATGAAATGCTTGCCATTCAAGACGAATACGAAAAAGGCGAGATATTCTTCAATGAGCTTTACGAGCATGAATTTTTCGAGCAAGTTTTCGGTGATTGTGAGGGTTTGCCAAGTTCAACTGAGCCTGATCATTGCGCTGTAGATTTTTGGAATGAAATTTGGACGCCATTCATTCAAGAATTAAAAAAGGAGGCAGTATAATGAAAATATCTCATGACGGATTCATTCAAGCTATTTGGACCTATCAATTGAAAGCACTAAGTAAAGGTGTTCTTCATCGTTACGTTGGTGATGAATACAGTGTCGTTGGTGAAGATTGGTATCGTAACGCAACATCAATACATACATGCGAGCGCGGCTTTATAACTGAAAAGCTAGGTAAACAACAAGCCTATAAGCGCATTCGTAGCTTAATTGAAAGTGGATATGTTACGTGGGCTCATAAAGATTGTACGTTTTTCATTGACACTCAACAGTCTAAAGATGCTTTTAATCTTGCTCGTTATTTTTGGTTTTCTAAGAATATACCTACGGGTTATGAAGGTGGCCGAGCTAAGTGTGTTCCTATAGAAAATCACGAAAAGTTGGTTAATGAGTGTTTTGAGTTTCTTTTATCTAAACACAAATCTGTGAACTGGACTCAATTAGAAGAAAAGGTAGCAGCATAATGTTTGGTAAAACAACGTTATTACGGGTGTTAGGCTGCTACTATTGGAGATAAAAATGAATATTGAAGTTTTTGACATTGTAGAAATTGAGCAAAGTGAAACTGAGATTAATTGGTGTATTGATTGTGCAGCGCCAAAAGGTGAGTTTCTGAATTCCGGTTGCCCCACTTGTGACAGTTAAAAATGCAATATAACCTTTTTATTCAGCTTGCGCCGCAGGCGTCTGCTGGAATTATTTGTTAGCTGTGGAGGCTAGAAAAATGGAAATCAGATTAAACGATAACGAAATACGCGAAGCTCTTTCTGAGGCTTTAGCAAAAAAAATTGATTACGCAGTGCAGCCTGACCCAGAAGAATGCTGGTTTAATGTTAAGGCGGGCGTCATTGATGGGGATGAAGTTGGGGATATTCACGAGGTTGAGTTCTGTTACAAAACAGACAGCTAACACTGCTACACGTAGGCAAAGTACACACTTTTACACATTAGACCATAGCGACAAGCTGTTATTTGTCGCATGATTGATAACTGGAGAATAAAGTGTTAGATAAAATAATTGAAAAGTTCTGGTTTAGAAATGAACTACCAAAAAACGATGATAGATTTATTGTTAATGACGACACTCAGGTAGGTATAGAGTTTGCCATTGAGCAAATTAATATAGCAAATGAAGGGAAACAATTAATTAGCGAAAAGGCTATTAGCTACTTGTTTGATAATCACCCTGAAGTATACAAAGAGTTTTACGAACGCATAGACACATAATAGGAATAAATATGGCTGGCATAACTATGTGCAAAGACTGGGATTGCCCCAACCAAGATAACTGTTGGCGGTTATTGGCCCCACCAAATTTGCACAAACAAGCGTATCAAGATTTTAAATTTGATTACGATGCGTATTAAAATTTTTGGAGGTAATAATGAAACAGTTTGAATGCGCTGATGGGACGCTGATAAACCCTGCCAATGTAACATGCTGCCATCGCAGCCGTAGCGAGGGTAAACATATAGTTCGGTTTAACTTTGTTGGCGGGTCGGCTAGAGAGTTGCTGTTTAACCGGGAGAACCAAGCGATAAACCAGATGATCGCCTATGAACAGCACTGCGAGAAAATATAACCTTTAACTTAAGCGGCAAGCTCTGCTTGTCCGAACGCAGTGACTTGAACGAGTTGTTAGATCTGCAACTAAATTGAATAGGAGAAACAAATGACGTTACCACAAATTTTAGACCCTTGCTGCGGTAGTAAAATGTTTTGGTTTGATAGCAACAACCCTGATGTATTATTCGGTGACATTCGTGATGAAAACCACATTTTATGTGATGGCAGAAAGCTAGAAATAAAGCCTGATCAAATACTAGATTTTAGAAACTTACCATTTGATGATGAAAGCTTTAAATTAGTGGTGTTTGATCCACCTCATTTTGTAAGGGCTGGTGACAACGGTTGGCAGAAGAAAAAATACGGAAAGCTTAACGAAAGTTGGAAAGAAGATTTAAAGCTTGGCTTTTCAGAATGTTTTCGCGTGTTGTCCACGAGCGGTATTTTGATATTCAAGTGGAACGAAACGCAGATTAAAACAAGTGAGATTTTAAAGCTAACAAACGAAAAACCACTCTTTGGCCACGTGTCAGGAAAAAGAGCAAATACTCACTGGGTTTGTTTTATGAAAACAGCGACAAGCACACATTTAGATGTTGCGATCTAACACCGTTATTAACGGGATTTAATCCTTCTTTCTACAAAATCAACATGCTGAATTTAATGACAAATGTGTTGTTAGCAGTGAATTATTAAACGCTAAAATTAATGGGGAAATTATGTGGGTAGATGTTAACAGTAGAAAACCTAAAAACAAACAAACTGTACTTGTATTTAGACCGCAAGTTTTAACGGAAGATCACACAGACAAGCCGATCAGAGAAGCTTGTTATGATGAAAAAAAGGACATGTTTGATTGCTATCACCAACCTACGCTTTGGCTAGATGTACCAATGCCAGATGGTTGGAATTCTGATTTAGAAAACAGGCAGACAGGAAGTAATTCCTGCTAACCTTTGGCTAATTTGCCACGTATTTGTGCAGCATAAAAATCATTAAACAAAAGTAGAGGTGAGTAATGTTAAAACCAAATCAGGTTGCAGAAATAGCAGAACATATAATTGTTGAATATGTAGCTAATTTAGACTGTAACACCAATGAAGATATTGCCAATGTTTTAGAAATGCTTATATCTAAAGCAGCCAAAGCAATTGAGAAAACCAACGGAACGGAACGAGCTAAAATTATTATAGAGAGAACAGATCGTAACCTACGAGTACATTAATGATTAAACGTAAAAAGTAGATTTTAGGACGGCGGTTCAGTTCCCAAATAGGGAGTAGTAGAGGTGAGTATGCAATTTATAAAATTAGGGTGGGTAAAGCCTGTAGTAATAGAAAAACTCAAGGGTATTACTGAAGGTGCGCTCAAGAAAAAACGAGAACGCGGCATATTAATTGAAGGTTTTCATTGGCGTAAAGCGTCAGATAATGTTATTTATTTTAACTATGAACGACTAGACGAGTTTTTAGATCATGGACATAAGCAAGCTAGCTGAGTTAAAAGAGATATCCAAAGACCTTAAAGGTGTTGATATTCATGGCGAAAAAATACGCATTAGTTTTTATTATAAAACGGTGCGTTGTCTTGAAACATTAAAAGGCATTAAGTTAACTAAAAGTAATTTGAAATTTGCAGCAAATAAACGCGCGGTTATTCTACATGAAATAACATTAGGCACGTTTGATTATGCTGATCACTTCCCCGAGTCAAAGCGCGCTATGTTGTTTTCTGGTGCTGCGCGAAAAATACCGCTAGTCAAAGAGGCTATTGCTCAGTGGTTAGCGTTAAAGCAACTCGAAAGCGCTCATAGTAGTTATACAAGTTACCGCTCAAAAGCAAACAATCATATTGTGCCTAAGTGGGGCGAAATGAGATTAGATCATATAACCCAAGGTGATATCAAACGTTGGCTAAATATTGATTTACGCGATTTATCAAACAAAACCATCAATAATGTACTCATTCCTTTTCGTGCAATTTATGCTGAAGCTATGAGCGATCAAATAATAGATCACAACCCCCTTACCTATATTTCAAATTTAAGTGTTGTTAAAGAAGAACCTGATCCTTTTACCCGTGATGAAATAATCAGAATAGCAAGTGCTGATACTTTTAAGGTACAAGAAAAAAATGCTTTTGTATTTAATTGTTGGTCTGGCCTGCGTTTATCTGAGTTGATCGCCCTTGCATGGGAGGATATTGACACAACGAACTGGACAGTAAAAATTAAGCGCGGCAATGTAAAGAGCCGTTATAAATCTACAAAAACAAAAGGCAGCACCAGAACGATTGATTTAATCGAGCCTGCAATATCAGTATTAAAATCACAAATGCCGTATTCTATGATGCTGAAAGGTAAAACGGTTCCAGTATTACAAAAAGACAATAAAACTATCAAAGATGAATGTCTGCGCTTTGTGTTTTTAAATAGTAAAAACTTTCAACCATATCCTTGTGTCGGATCATACCGTGATGGCTTTTTTAAAGATCATGTAAAAAAATCTAAGGTTAGATATCGTCCACCTGGGCAAGCAAGACATACTTTCGCTAGTCAATTATTAACAGCCGGTGTAAACGAAAGATGGATAGCTCAACAAATGGGTCATACGTCATTAAAAATGATCGAAGAACACTATGGAAAGTGGATGAAAGAAGAAGTGCCAGAAATGGCGAAAAAGGTTACTGATTTACTTGGTTTTGATTCAGACCGATCCACTGACGATCCAAAGAAAAAAGGTAATCAACCTAAGTGATTGATTACCTTTATCATTATATGGCGGTGAGCGAGAGATTCGAACTCTCGTTAGGGATAAACCTAAACACACTTTCCAGGCGTGCGCCTTCAGCCACTCAG